CGCTTCGTGAAAGTAACGGGGTTATTTCTAGACATTCCGTCCAGGACTCTCCCTCTCGACTCGAATAGAGAGGGGCACCCGAAGGCTCGGCCATCAGGGGTGTAGGAATTTTTGTGGATCGCGGCGCCCCGTTACTCTGCAGGGGGGTAGTCGCGCTAGACCACTAGGTCGAAGTGTACTGAAAGTCATCGGCTGGAGTCCTGACACAAGAACCTTTGTAGTTAGTGAGCTCGGTATCGGGAACCCGAGAGGGAACTCGAACCGTCAGGAGACCACGTGGTTGTACTATACCACCAGGTTACCGAAGATGATGGACATGCACCTTTCCGACTCGTGGCGAGGCGATAGTGCAGTTTTGGCCATGAGTACGCCGAACGTTGATGGGGCGGCAGAAATGCCGCTTGGTCCGTTCGGCCTACAAGGTCCTCTTGTGTTCACCCCAACTCAAGAATGGCCGGCCGTCCTGGGGAGTGAAAATACCTTTTGTTCAACAACTGGCATTGCATGGGCCTCCATGGTGGAGGCACAAGGCCGTGATTCGATGATCGGCCAAGCTGGACCCCATGAGGAGAGGGTTCCAGATGCGGAGCGGCACACCAGTGATCCACCGATACAAGGATCAGCCGCGCGCACAGAGACGCATGCCCATACATCGCCATGGGGCAATTCTTCTCTGAAATCTTTCCTAGTGGGAATCGGGTTATTGACGAGTATGCCAATCGCCAGTGCCCGTGTGACCAACCAGGACTATCAAAATCTCACGGTGAGCAGGTTCACCCCAACCACCCGCTCACCACAACCAACTCTGTTTCCACATCACTTACCACCAACCACTCGACAACCTTCCTTGCGCCCTTCCACGTCCAAACCAACAACTAAAACCCCAACCACAGTTGCTCCTGGAGCACTGTTTGTTATGCGGTCACAGTTGAATGGAACACAGGGAGAGTGGACAATGTCTGACGACATGTCCGAGAAACCCAAAGGTGAGAAAAAGAAGAGGACAAAGAAGAAGGATATGTCGAGTGAAGAGAAGAAACATGTTAGGACGGAGAGAAAGATCACGCTCAAGGAGCAGTCCGCTCTCCTCCGGAAATCACTCAAGGATGGGAAATTGCCGTCTGGTAGGCGAGTCATCACCGGGCGAGGGGCATACGACACATCACAAGAGAATCTCGGATCTAAGATCGGATCATGGGCAGGAGGTAAGCTCTTTGGGCTCGCTCAACAGTGGGTCAAGAATCTGACTGGGTTTGGAGATTACGATGTAGTGACGCACGCACCTGGCAAGGGACCACGTGGCCACAATTCAGCGGTTGCTGACCCAGATGGCAAGCGATTGTTGTCATTCCCTGGTGACCCAACCAGTTCCACAATTAGTAAGACCGGTCGTGTTAATTACAATTTTGGGATGACCAAAGAGTTCCATTGCTATTCCCTTCCTATCTCTTGTGCCAATGAGACCTTGTTTCCTTGGGTCAGTGACTGGTTCAAACTGTTTCAGACAGGACAGTTTGGCGGACTTGTATTTGTTACCCAACCGTTAGTGCAGAAGTCCAACGCGTTCAGCGGGGGAGTCCAAAGCTTTGGTCAAGTAGCTATGTCAGTCCGGTACAATGTCAATGATCCGCCACCAACATCTATCACCGACATGGTGAACTCCATGGGTGGCATTGCTGCTATGCCTAGCTCTGCAATTGCCTTCTTTGTTGAGTGCGCACCGGATATGACCACTATTCCGACTTTGCGCATCTCCAAACCTGGAGCTGCAGTGGCTGGAGATAAGCAGCTCGACATGCTCGGGTGGCTTGACATTGCCACACAGGGATCACCAAATGATTATGCTGATGCGTTTGCCTTGAATTTCAGTGTTCATGCAGTTGGACATAAATTCGCCGCCAGGGATCCTGGCGGTGATATTCCAGCCACGCTCTGGGTCACTGAACAGTGCACAGAGACATATGACACATGGAAGACTAAGGTTTCAACAGCAGCCGCACCAAACCCCCCATTTGATACGCTTGGGACAAAATTGGCACGATCGGGAGATGAGAAGTCCCCGTACAACATGTATTTTGACCCCTTCACGCCACCAGGGAGTGTGTACCTAGTTGTCACTTGGCGCACATCATCATCGACCAACAATTTCTTGTGGGACGGGCCGACATACCACAACGGTCTTGACAAGTATTGGTTATGGGGGCAGTATGGGGACGAGGATGACTTCATCGCCGCACCTCAAGCACCCGGACAATCTGCAAACTTGAACTGTGATAATCGGATCGCCATCATGTCATGTATTTATCGAGGAGGCGGAACCCCCGCAGCACCACCCTACATTCAGTGGAATGGAGGCGGCATTTACTCGACAACTGACCCTGACGGAGGAATCCTTGTCACACGGATCAATCCGAACCTTGTCCCCACGAACCTCAATGTTGTTGGAAGTGCCAAGCTTCGTGGTGATCACCGCAAGGGGAATGACCACAAGTTTAGTGTGCGAGTCTCAAATGGGGTGGCCGAAGTCGCCCCAAATGCCATTTTTGGTGAGTGTGATGGAGCATTCGTCGATGAGCAGCGTGATGCGTTTTCTGATCTGTTTTGCGGTGACGCTGATCGACAACTGGTCAGCGAACTCAATCGCCGCCACAAGATGCTTGAGAACCACACTGTCTCTCGGTGTCCACTGCGAGATAAATGTCCCTTTTCACTCAAGGATATCCGGGTCCCAGTGCATGTTGAAACCAAGGAGGAGCCACGGCCAACCCGTAAGAGTCCTGCTTTTGAGTCATCTAGCAGTGAGAGATCGACAAGCGCAAGTCGGGCTGAGACAAAAGTCAATGAGGCAGAAGCGCAGAATTTGCGCCAAGGTCTTGTTCCGCTCTTGCAGCGAATTGATGACCGGATTGCGCGGATCGCCCCTGGTGACACTAATCTCCAGAAGACAATGGATGACCTGCGGATGCACCTTGCTCCTGGAGTTGTTACAACATCCAAGCGGAAGTGTGGGCTGCATGGGTGTCCCAATGTCTTGAAGACCACGGCAACCATCGACGCATGTTGGATGCATCATCAGGACCCTGGGTATTGGAGTTCTCGTGCTCCCGCGCAGTGTCTATGCGATCAGTGCCAGGATATCCTCGCTTCCTTGCGGAAATGGAAGGCAAATGCCCCCCCAGTCGACATACCAGTCGCAACACGCGATGACAGGGGCACGAGTCGTGAGCGACAGTTGGAGTCAAGATCACTCGGATCACATGGAACTGTGACAGAGACAGATGATCTGGCAGCCGCAGTCACCTTTGTTAAGTGTGCAAGAGACGACTGCAAGATTCCAAGGCATTGGCACTTGAAGAAGGGGGGTGGCAGTGAGCGGAAACCACCCAAGCCAGGGGCAGAGAGGCGTATCCAGAAAAAGAAGAGGGAGTTCTACGCATGCATGACCATGTTGAAGCAAGTTGTCCTTGTCCATGAGTGTGCCTTGTGTCGGGAATTTGTCCATTATCACTCGAGTGAGGATGGAGTCCGATGGAAGGACCTTATTGGGTATTGCTCTGAGAATCCCGATTTTACTATCGGAGATGAGGAGGTGCAAGGTATTTATGCTGCACGTGATCAAATCGCACTTGGGATGGCAAGGATCGAAACAGAGCAAGAACTGACACGGCTTCGAGCTGTTGTCCCTGAGGTGAAGGTGGCTGTGCCCTTTCTCCAGGACCTTGCTTCGAGCAAGATCGCTCCTGATGAGGTCCCATTGGAATTCAAGCAAGAAAGGGAATTTAAGGAGCAGGTTCTAAGGGACGCTCCTGAGTTGATTGAACGGAAGGTTGCTAGAAATGAGCGGAATATTGGGCTACAACAATTACCAGGTTTACCTGAGCGTCCAGCATTTTGTGAAGAGTATAGTTGCCACCTGTTCCGGCCTTGTCCGTTGCATGATATTGCCTTTTGCCCAAATCCTGGGTGCATGTTCCGACTTCCATGTTCCAAGCACCCGCGCCCTATACCTATTCCAGCGGGTAGGAGAGCCGAAGCCATAGCCGTCGTTGATCAACACTTCCGACAGCAAGTTGGCATACCGGAGCCCCCACCTGTTGGACCAGGAGTCCCACTCATTTTGGCGCCGCCACCACCAGTGCGCCTCCCCCCCGTTGTGTTGGCACCACCCATCCCAGTCGCACCGCCCCTAGCATTGCCGCTAGACGAGAGTGGACGGCGAGTTGTCGTGCGTGAACTTGATTGTGGATGTAGGTTAGTCAAGACCAGCACTCTATCTCCACCCGTGTTGTTGTCGTGGGGGAGGTATTGGACGCACAAGAAGGAGAGGATCAGGTGCACTGTATGTTGGATGGAGTTGACTGCAGGGAAGTTCGGGCCGAAACCCAATAGTATACCTGCACCTCTTACATATGATGCGCTCAAGATGGAGGAAGTGCTCATTTATGTCGATGAGAAGAAGGTTCTTTGGAAGAGCTTCTCTTCCCGATGTGCTGAAACACTCCTCAGGTGGGTCCCACTTCTTCATTCACAGAAGGTTGCAGCCGTCAACCCTGGGGAAACTATTCGATTGCTCGACTCAGCAGCAGATAGTTTTGCCTGGGGGTCTGAGTGGCGCCGCGACGCCCCAAGCGTCTATGAGAATAGGGCAAATGATAAGCTCAGCACACTTGCCCACTATTATCCAAAAGTCTTTGTTGCCCCAGTCTTCCCTGAATTGCTCGCATTATTTGACACACCTTCACTTGAGCTTAACATCGTGAAGAGTGTTGCGCGTGAGGAGAAGGAAGGCAAGGTTACGATGAAGTTTTTGGACAATGTTTGGCAGCGGATTCTGACACGACTCACATATTTTGCATACAACAATCAGAATCCGGGTGCCATTTTCACCTACTTTGCTATGTATTCTGTCAATGTTTTATTTTTCACAATTATGCGCTTTTCACAGATCATTTATGATAGGCAGCTGAAGATGAATATGATTGTTCCGGTTGGGAGTGGGATGCCATTGCCTTTTCAACTCCGGGAGCACCGCGTGGGGTTACGCGAAAGGCTCCCTTCAAATTCGGAACTTTTAGAAGCCCGTTAGCTGTCAGGAATAAGTTGTTTGAGTATTGCGAGAAATTCATTGTCATTCGAGGAGGGCAGTTTTTTAAGAATGGAGATTTAGATTTTGGCCCATGCGATTATGAGGTGCCTGACACCTTTTATCGCACAGGGTTCACACCATGTTTTGCACACTCATTTGTTACAATAGCTGTTAGTGATGAAGCCATGCGGTATGGTATCCGGAGGTTGACTGGCATTCGGTGTCCGGAGACTCCAGGCCGACATTGGTTGTTGTGTGCGCGACAAGAAAAATTTATTTTTGATAATGAGATTACACTAGCATTGATTGCCAAGCGGTATGCTCCTTATTTTGAGAAATGGGAAGGTGTTGTTGAAGAGATGCTCCATCACGTCGAAGACGTGCACGACAAGCGCAAGATGCGCATGGCCGCGCGGGATGAGTTGAATTTGACCGGTCAGGTCCATAACCACGAAAGTGGCTGGACCGGGCGTACGGCTAAGAGGCTCGAACCATTCGTCACTATCAAGGGCAAGTCCCAGGAGTTGATGAAACCCGACAAGGCCATACGGACCGTTGTTGACATTGGACTGAGTGGGTCTTTATTGACCTTCAGACTTGCTGAGTATCTTAAGATTGCACAGAGTAAAGAAGAATTAGAATTATTTGGGGGCTTGGTTATTTTTGTCAAGGCCCCACGCCCAGATGTCTTACAGCGATGTTTTGATCTCTTGTATATGCCGCCTGGTCGGTTTACTTTCATCTATTTCTCTGATGACTCCTGCCTCTCCTTTTGGGAGGATGGTGTTGTCAAGTATTTTAATTTAGACATTTCGTCTTGTGATGCATCTCACACCGGCGCGCTATTTGAAGCTTTCAAGCGTATGTTTCCGGCGTGTGCATCCACCGCAGCACAAGAGGCCATTGACCAATGCCAAGCCCCGCTTCGGATCCGTTCACGATCCCAGAAGGGCAAAAGCGTTGTGATACGTCCACTTGAGCCGCGGGGCTACTCTGGTTCAGGATTGACCACTGCCTTTAATAACTTTGCCTGCCTGTTGATCATTATGGCTATTGCCGGTCCGGGTAACATTCAATCTGCGACTCTTGCTGAAAGAGCCGAGAATGCTGGCTACATTCTCACAGGAACAACACCTCTGAAACGGTTCCAGGAAATCCAGTTTTTGAAACACTCCCCGGTTTGGAGTCTTGATCACTGGTGCCCTGTACTGAATCTCGGTGTCCTATTCAGAGCTTCGGGCTTCTGTAAGTACGACCTCCCTGGGAGAGGGGCGATCGAACCTAGAGCACGAACTTTCCAGCACCTTTTGCTTAAAGGCATGTATCCATATGTCAGTTTCCCATTCATTGACTCTTTTAAAAAGAGCAATCCACCTGGAGATATGGCATTCGAACTGTACGAGAAGAGTGTTGATGCCGCTGTCAACAAGAAGGTTGTTCGCGATGTTTCCTATCCTATGCACCAACTGACTGACGAGGAAGTTTTCCTGCGCTATGATCCTACAGTTGAGGACTTTGCCGACCTGCAGGTAGCAGGGACCGCCACCTTTGGTGACGCTGTCAATTTTCGAATTGTCGACAAAATACTCAAACTTGATTATGGAGCAGGGACTACTGATGTCAACCTCACAGGTGCATACAACGGCGAATTCACCGCCAAGAAACCTAATCGCGCGTAACATCTTTTTGTCACATCTCTTTTC